TCACGGCGTTGCCCGTGCATTGCTGGAAGCTGATCCTGAATACCGCGCTGTTCTGAAGAAAGCCGGATTCCTGACACGTGATCCAAGAATGAAAGAACGTAAGAAATACGGACTCAAAGGCGCACGTCGTGCACCACAGTTCTCAAAACGCTGATTTATCAACGCTTCAAGCCCCTTTCCGAGCAATCGGGAGGGGCTTTTTTGATGCTTAAAAATGGGTTTGTGACTACATTTTGACTTTGCATCTTTCATGTAGTCTTTGTACTTTCCGACTTCCTCGATTTTAATTTTTTTAGCCACGTGAGTATAAATGTTCATCGTCGGTTCCATGCGTCGATGACCAAGAAATTTTTGTGCTGTTTTCACATCAACTTTGGCGGCATACAAGTTGGATGCGAATGTATGACGAAGTCCGTGTACTCTGATTCTTGGAAGTTCCGTATGCTTGTCCAAAAATCCATTTAATGTCTCATTGGGATCGGCAAGACGAAGCGGCTTCAAGTTATCGCGGCAAACCACATAGTCGATTTCCTTGATTCCGTTTTTCAAAAAGCGTTCCTTCTGCATGACCTTCCATTTTTTTAGAAGTTCAATCTCTTTGTCTGTCAAAGGGGTCTCACGCTTTGATGCTCCTGTTTTGGCTGATTGAATGATTTCGCGTTTATCTTTAAAAAATAGAGTCCTACGTACACGAATGACTTTGTTTTTAAAGTCCAGGTCACTCCAACGAAGGGTCAGCATTTCTCCTTTTCTTAGCCCGGAAAAACCCATCACCATAAACATAATAAAGTCTTGAAAATTAAGTTCCTTAGATGCAAGGTCCTGAAACTGTTCAAATTGGTTTAAATCCCAAAAGTTTTCTGTTTCCTCTTCATCGGTATCGGCAAGAAATGCTTCTTAATTTCTTCCAATCGATCTTTACTCAACCGTGCCACGCTCCCCTCAGGGCAATTGGCTTCTTGTCGTTGCTGTAGTCCTTACAATGCTCCCCAGGCGTTCCTCCTGGTGCGGTTCGTAAAGCATCAAGAGACGTATATCCTGCCAATCAAGGAATTCGTGAAATGGCACGACGCGGTGCCGAACGGAGGAAGGAAATCAATTCCATACGAGTGGTTTTTGGAGAACTGCGAACCGGTATGGAGTAGGAACGGGATTGTGCTCGACTATCTGCATCCGTTTCTAGTTGGGAGGGTGACGGCATGACTGAACTGGAACTCTACAAGTTTTGTCAGGACAAAGAAATTGACTGGCGCGGTGAAAAGTTGATCCTCTGGATTGGACCAGGTGATCTCGGTGAATTTGCAGAACTTCTCGGGGTTGATTACCTATGCGAAGGCGGACTAGCTGTATATCTTCTCACAGAAGGAACGATAGCGGTTGAACTGAACGATATTCAAAGTGATTTTGACATTGATCTTGAGCACATCCTTGCGAAAGAGGCAGCGACATGAGTCGCCGCCGGTGGATTCTGTTGTTCCGAATGGAAGGCCGCCAGAAAGTTCACCTGTATGAGCCACTGCAGAAACACGATTTGAATGCGAGGCTGCGAGATGAATGGGAACTGGTGAAGGAGAGAAATGGTGAAAAATAAGCGAAATGAAATCAGACAAGATCTTCAACAGGTTTTAAAACGATTTACTCGTGAAGAATTACTTGCCCAGCTGTTTCATTTTCCGTGGGGGAAAACAGATTGGTTTAAGGACTTTGAAAAAATAAAACGTGTAGAAATTGAATGTGCAGGTTTGAGCAATCAGCAACTAATAAAAAGGATTTTAGGACGCGATGTCGAGGAAGCCTATAAATTTAGACATTCAAGAGTTTGAGAGGTGAAGTGTGATGCACTATTTCGAGTTTCATGAACCGTATTATGGATTGATTCCAGCAAACACGAAATGGGAAGCGGTAAAAAGCTACGTGAAATACATTTCTGATGATCCTGATCTTGAATTCATGAAAGAGGTTCCTCGTGATTATGCTTTTGAGAAGTTTGCGGGTGTAATGAAGGATGAGGGCAAGATTGTCACAGATGAAGGCATCTTGAAGGAGTTTGAGGACAGAGAGAATGTCGCACTGCTTCTTGATGGGACGCTCGGATAAGCACGGACGGGATTTTATCAGAAATCATTGTTTTGATGCAGAGTAGACAGCACTGATGTGCAATAAAAAAGATCAGAATTTCCTGATCAAAGATGGCTTGTACCAAATGCAGCCTTTGCTGTTTCAATAATTTCCTTAGCACTAGGCTCAATAAGTTCATCAAGTTCTGCTTCATAATAGTCTTTGTAATCAATTGAATTAAGTAGGGCAAGAATCGCTTTAACTTTAAGATCATGCTGCCAAAATGGCATTTTGGTGTTTCCTTCGATGGTGACTGTAACCTTTTCGTTTGTATCTGAATCAAAAGATGTAAGTATAAATGGTTTCTTTTCGACAGTCATAAATTCATCTCCTTATAAAAAAATCGGGATCCCTCCCGATCATCCGATACCTCATTTTACCATATTAGGAGGGATTACCGTGAGATTAAAAGAAATGAAGATAGATCCAGCCACAGTGCAGCTGAATGTTGATATAATGGGAATAAATAACAAAGTGATTGTAATTGGAAATGGGAAAGCAAAGATCGCGGATTTGCCGGATTTTGGTGAGACAAGCATTGTCACACACCAGGGCAAGGTGAAGCGCGTGAAGTGGGACGAGGGGGAGGAGTTTTGAAATGGGCATAGAGCTAGTGAAGGTATCTTGGTCGGACGCATGGGATACACTAAAAATAGTGGGCATTATAATCCTTTTTTATGGAGCGTCTGGGCTTACTTTAAAAAGAATTGGAAGTAAGTACTTTAATCCAAAACTAATGTTAATATTTATCAAAGTATTAATTATAGCGGCCTTAATCTTTTTTACATTATTTATTGGCATTGATTCAAAGGGGCATGTAACTATTTTGAATTGGCCACCAAAATATATAACTTTAATTCAGTTGTTTTTATTACCTCTTCTTTTTATTGACTTAGTCGGGGGCATATTAGATTTGATACCATTTAAAGAGAATAAAAAGTTATAAATTCTACCAGTCAGATGGAGGACGTTGAAATGACAGTTTACGCCGTTGTTTCTGCGTCCTCTTTTATACTGACTTATGGCTATAGCACTGATATAATTAGGAAAAATAAACCATTTATAGTTGTCGTTGGTGACGTAAAAGCGAAACGGTATGATCTTCCTGAGCATGGTGGACAAACTGTTGTGATGCACCAGGGGAAGATTAAACGAGTGAAGTCAGAAGACGGGGATGAGTGGTAGATAAGGAAGCAAAATATTGAAAGAATTAAATTTTATTATCATTGCAACTCAAGTATTGACTAAAAATCAAACAGATAGTATTCAGGTGTATGTTCCGTTAATTAGTGCTTTATCCGGTGTTATACTTTCAACTATTTTATCTTTTTACATTTCAAAAGGAAGAAATAAAAAAGAAGCCCGATCTATTCTTTTTTGTTATTTTACAAGACTTCCTTATGATTTGAATAAAAGGAATGGACAATCTGGCAGTTGGGGAAAACAAGTAAGATTAAAAACGAATAAGAGAATTGTAGGTAGATATAATTATTTAAATATTATAAATTATGGTGAAAACAAAATCATTAGTTTGAAAGTTAAAATAAAATTTCTCACAAGTAACGGGGAAAAAACGGATAAAATTTATTCTATACCGATTATTCTTCATGGAGAAACTATTTTCGTACCACTTTCAAGGGTTTCCGTGCATAATAAAAATGCGATTTTAGCCTACAGTGTAGATTATAAAACAATAGAAAACGAAAGATTTAAATTAAAAAATTATCGGCGAAAAAAATACTTTTTATGGGGGAAAACAGTTTTTAAATACGCAATTTATGGATACTTTTTTAAATGTGTTCCTTGGAAGTGGATTGACTACAGAGATAGTGTTCATATTCCTAAAATGAGGAGAGTTGATAAAAAAGAAGATAAAAAAGAAGATAAAAAAGAAGACAAAAATTGAGTGCATTATGTTCTACCAGTCAGCTGGAGGACGCGAAATGACGGTTAAACGCCGTTGTTTCTGCGTCCTCTTTTTTTATTTTCAGAGGAGGCGCGCCATGAACGAGAAAAAGAAGCAAATGAAAAAACGAGCGAAGCGAAAACCGGATATATCAAAGCATGAGATGCGTGAAATGATGGGAGAGTTTGATCAAGTTCTTGAACGTCGTCATGGCGCGTTTCGGAGAAAGGGGCGGTAAGATGAGCACAGCAACGGAACTTCTTCCGCTCAAAATGTATCACGATCTCTGTGGTGAAATCGACTGCCACTATCTGCGAATTCACTAGCTGGAGATCGAGAGGAAATATTACTGGAAGATGGGTGTACGGGCAATTATTAAGTTTGATCGCGCCATTGAGGAAATCTATAAAATTGATGATGTGTTGCGTCCGCTTTTTAATGTATTGGACGATAAGGAATATTGCAAGAAACGGCTTGAGACCAAAATCAGCGAACTTGATGGAGTTGATTACAAGGTTGCGGTTTTGCAGATGCAGGGTAAGTCATTATTGGAAATATCATATGAACTTGGTTATAGCTTGGACTGGATGAAGCGGATCAGCGCGAGGATCAGCAATCGGCTGTATAAAAAGGCTTCAAGAGCGGTTCGGTAAAGTATACACCAAGAGTACACTTCTAGTTGGATTTTTTATGTTATCCTTATATCGTAAATAAGTGCATAGCAGGCGTACCTTCGGTACTTAAATTATTAAAGAATAGCGACCTTTTTGGTCGTTTTTATATATTTTTGCAGGAAATTGTCTTCATTTAGCGAATTATTCCATTATCACAATGAATGGAGATGAAATTGTATGGCAGAGCCAAAATGCCCAGAATGCGGGGTAGTGGGGAATAAATATATAGTATCTGAATCAAGTAATGAAACGAGCAAAGCCGGAGATCCATGGTTTGATATTGCATTTTGTGATAAGTGTGGTCATGTTTATGGAGTGTTTGCAAAAATAGTTCATTCACCAGCACCAAAGTTACCTAACATACATCTTTAAACACATTTTTAACATCCTTAGGGTTTTTATTTTGCAAAGAAGCAGGAACAATGTCCTGTTTTGTGGAATAGATTGGTATTCTGCAGAATGGGGATGAAACGATGGAATCTGAATATATGCAATACACAAGAAAAATATACCCACTCGGAGTTAGATTTCAAAAATTTGGAGATGATTATGGATCGGTAACAAAAAACGGACTAAATTCGCTTGATGATATTATAAAAGCGAAAGCTGAATATAAAAGACTACTTCGAGGATTTATAGAAATGAGAAATGATTTAGCGGCAATTACACCACCTTCACTTATTAGTGGTGAGCATAATGAATTAATTAATAACTATGATTTATATTATCAAGGAACAAATGAGATGGCTGATTCCTTAAAGGTTGAAGAAAATCCACCTCGCGCAGATCAGGAATTATACAAGCATGGTTTAGAGCTTCAAGAAAAGGCAACAAAGAATATTGTCGCCTTAACAAAAATCATGACTCAACTTTCGCAGTGTAAAAGTCTGGGAGAATCCTTGATGTAACCTGTTTTGTGAGCTATTCATTAGGGATCTTGACAAAATAGAAAGACACCTTCCTTTTTGGTATAGTGAATTTGACGAAAACACTACCAAAAGAAGAGGTGTCCTCTATATGATAGCGAAAAAGGGTCTGAATAATCAACTGCCAAAAGAAATAAAAGTGACTTTTGATGAGTTGGGTGTGCTCAAACATTTACGTCATGCAGGTATTACGAAAGCGTTTGGCTTTACGTGTGCCTATCTATTTCAACTGGTGTTCTGTCTCATCTTTGAACAGAAAAATTGGTATCGCCTTTTGGAGAGTAAGAAAACAACCCATTATCCTGGAAAAGATGCCGTTTATCGTTTTCTGAATCATTCTCAGTTTGCTTGGCGTCGGTTTCTTCTTTTTTTGAGTACGAGCACGATTCAAAAGGTAAGTACACTGACGGATCATCATCGTCCGAAAGTACTCATCGTTGATGATTCCTCTTTCTATCGACAACGGAGTAAAACAGTTGAACTGCTTGCCCGATGTTTTGATCATGCCTCTCAAAAAATGCGGTACTATAAGGGATTCCGGATGTTAACTTTAGGCTGGTCTGATGGAGCTACATTTATGCCTATTGATTTCTCATTGCTGAGTTCAAAGAAGGCACAAATTAACGGCATTTCTCAGAAGATTGATAAACGCTGTTCCGGCTATAAACGGCGGATGGAAGCTCTTCAAACAGCGCCTGAGCAGATTCCTGCTATGATTGAGCGTGCATTAAAGAGCGGAATCGAAGCCTCTTATGTGCTCATGGATACCTGGTTTACCCAACAGCCTTTGATTCAAGCCATCCGGACAAAAGGAATGGACGTCATCGGTATGGTCAAGGACACTAATCAACGTTATCAGGTGAAGAACAAGCTGGTTGGGTTAAAATCGTTATACCATGCCGCCCCGCCGGTCACTGGTCATCGAACCCTTTTGCGTTCCATCCAAACCACCATGGCCAATGGGATCAGCGTAAAGGTTGTTTTCGTGTCGAACCGCAATAAGAAAAGCGAATGGTTGGCCATTTTGAGTACGGATTGTACGCTAAGCGAACAAGAGATCATTCGTATTTATGGCATGCGATGGGATATAGAAGTGTTTTTCAAAACCACAAAATCCCTGCTGAAGCTTCAAAAAGAGTTTCAAGGCCGATCTTATGATTTGATGATCAGCCATACCACCATTGTCTTTTCTCGTTTTATCCTCTTATCTTGGCAAAATCGCTGCCATACCGATCACCGCACACTCGGAGGCATGTTCTATGAACTCTGCGATGAGGTGAACGAATTAGATTGGGCCGCAGCGCTTGCAGATCTATTCAAAATTTTTGATGATGTGCTTCAGCAGACAAATAAGAGGCTCAACAAATTAATTAAAAGTCAACTCGTACAATGGATGGCTGGTTTACCTAACTATATCAAGGTTTATCTACCTAAATTGGGGTGCGAAAGTTGAGTCATGACAAATAAATTTAATCAATGAGCTAATAGAATGAGGTTAAGAGAGCCAAGTTACGGCTCTTTTTATTTTGCATAAAAGGAGATGGTGGCGATGCCGTATAAGTAAAGGGAAGTACAAGCGATGGATTACAGCTGAAGGACTGACAATGATTGAAGGGTGGGCACGCGAAGGCTGTACAAATGAACAAATTGCACATAATATGGGCATTTCTCGGTCGACTCTTAATGAGTGGAAAAAGAAGTTCCCGGACATATCGGACACCTTAAAAAAAGGCAAAGAGGTTGTTGACTACCAGGTTGAAAATACGCTGCTCAAAAGAGCGCTGGGCTATACGTTTACGGAGAAAAAGTACGAGCCTGTAAAAATGTCTAATGAAGAATACTACGCCAAGAAGATACAAATCGTAAACCGCTATAAACTTGAACATCCGGAAGCGACTATGGAAGATATTCGAGTTGTAGAATTAGGTGTTTCTAAATATAAGAGTGTCGTGATGGAGGAAAGAGTGAAAGAAATTGCTCCGGACACCACGGCACAGATCTTCTGGTTGAAGAACCGCAAGCCTGCCAAGTGGCGCGATAAGCAGGAGATTGAGCACAGCGGCAGCATGAATAATAATGTGAATTTTTCAGGGCTGTCACTCGAGGAGCTGAGGCACCTTGCCAAAGATGCAATTGACTGATTCACAGCGTGAGGCACTCGCTTATTTGGCACGAAATGAATTATGCCGTCGTTCTTACCGTGATTATGTTGAGATTGTCCATCGTGGTCAGTATCAACATTTCCGGCATACAGAATTGATTTGTAAAGAGTTGCAACCGATAGCGGAGGGAAACAACGATTTATCATTATCGAAATGCCCCCACGACACAGTAAGTCTATGACTGTGACAGAATCGTTTCCGTCTTATTTTATTGGACGGAATCCGGAAAAGCGAGTGATCATCGCTTCATACTCAGATACACTTGCTCGAAAGTTTGGCAGACGTAACCGGGATAAAATTAATGAATATGGCACGTCATTCTTTGACGTTCAGCTGTCGCAAGATAATGCAGCAAGTAATAACTGGTCTTTAGAAGGACGCCGCGGCGGACTGTTGGCAACTGGTATCGGCGGTTCAATTACCGGTGAAGGTGCGGACGTGCTCATTATCGACGACCCATTTAAGAATGCTGAAGAATCAAAGTCAAAAACGATTAGAGATAAGGTATGGGACGAATGGGAAAGCACGCTGTCAACACGAGTGCATAAAGGCGCTTCCGTTATTGTTGTAATGACAAGGTGGAATGAGGATGATATTGTCGGAAGATTGTTGGCAACAAGTCCACACGATTGGGTACATTTGAGACTTCCGGCAATTGCGGAGGACGATGATGATCTTTTAGGAAGGGACCCAGGTGAAGCCCTATGCCCTGAACCTGGATTTGATGAAGAATGGGCAAAGAACAAGAAAATAGAGGTCGGATCAAGAACATGGGCTGCCCTATTTCAACAACGGCCGTCACCGGAGAGCGGCGACATATTCGCACGTAAATGGTGGAAATATTACAAGAAGCTTCCGGGACACTTTGATGAAGTTGTACAGTCTTGGGACTGCACGTTCAAAGACAACAAGGAAAGGGACTATGTGGTTGGTCAAGTGTGGGGCAGGATCAGGGCTGACAAGTATCTAATTGACCAAGTGCGCGACCGGATGAACTTCCCAACGACTGTGCAAGCGATCAGAAATATGACAGCTAAGCATCCAGAAGCGAATGCCAAATATATCGAAGACAAGGCGAACGGATCGGCTGTCATTCAGATTCTTTCCAATGACATACCAGGAATCATTCCGGTAACGCCAGATGGCGGTAAGGTTGCTCGTGCTTCTGCTGTCAGCCCGGATGTCGAAGCAGGAAATGTCTACTTGCCTGATCCGTCAATCGCTCCATGGGTGAATGATTTGGTGGAAGAGGCAACGGCATTTCCAAATGGAGCACACGATGACCAAGTGGACAGTATGACGCAAGCAATCAATCAGATGCATAAACCAAAAGAATACACGCACATTCTTCCGCCAACACTTGGCGGATTTTAATATGCAGGAATATTGTATTATTTGTCGAATCGTAAACCTGAATGTTAATTTTTACAGGGGGATTGATTAGACAATGCATTCGGGAAAAGAAATCATTGAACTTCGTCATAGAATTGATGAGAGCAAAGGAAAAGATGTAAGATCGACATTATTTTCTTTAAAGACGACATACTTGGTTTTTGAAAAAAATTACCGAGAATTGAAGACAACAATAGGCAAATACAATAAGGGCGAGGTTTCTTTAATACCGTATATGTTACCAGAGAAGAAAAGTGATGCTGATAATATTTTCATTGAAATTACTCGCGTTTTTTATAATTATTTATCGTCTGCATTATCACTTAGAGATCATGAACGAAGTATTAGAAATTGTGAAAATGAAGACTCGGCTTTTGTTAGGAACAACGATGACAAAGTAAAGAAATTGTTTATTGATGTTCCGAAAGCAAGGTTTATACAGGATTTAAGAAATTATACTGTTCATAGATCTCTACCCATTACTGGAGCTGAGGTTAAGGTAAACCAAGAAAAACAAACGCAAAAAGTCTTTATCGATGCAGTAAAAATAAAAAAATGGCACGGTTGGACAAGTGTGCCCAAGAAATATTTAAAAACTATTGATAAGCACATAGATATCGAAGAAATATCCGATGACTACTTTGATAGAGCTACCTCTTTCTATAAATGGTTTAGTGATGAATATAGAATTTTATATAGTTGTAATCTTAGTGAGCTGGGGAAACTGGAGAAAAGGTGGGATGAAATCCACAAGGAAAATCAAGCAGAATTTGAAAAAACACAACGTGAATGGAAGCCTGAATAAGGCTCTTTTATTTTACCGTGAAAGGGGTGATGCCATGAAACTAACTGATAGATTACGAGCTTGGCGAACGAACCGAGCAGCGAAGAAGTATTTCGGAGCACTTGGTCAGGTGATCGATAATCATTTGATTGATGGACGAGAAACACAATCCAAGTGGGAGCGGGGAGCGACAATTTCAGTGGTATGACGGCGTGATAAAACGTAACCATTTGCATCAGTGCAACGTCATGGAGACACTGTCCTTCATCCGCGATATCAGTCCGGACGCGAGCATGGCGATGTGGAACTTCCTACGGCTTGCTAATAACGGGCACGAAATGGAAGTGGCAGATACCAATGGCAATCCGGACGAACCGGCATTAGACTATATCAACAATCTAGCGGCGCGCGTTGGCAAGCTATACGGCGGTGGTACTGATCAGCTGATCAATGTCATGCTGCTCACCGGGTACACGCAGGGAGCCATTGCACTCGAAGTTGAGCTGGATGAAAACTTGAAAGATGTGCGTGATTTCACTGGATCCGTCCCGACTGGACTTTCAAGTGGACAAAGAGACGCAGGAAACCAAGCTTGTGCAGAAACAAATAGATGGAAGTTACAAAGAACTGAACCCGAATCAATTGTTCTATCAACCATTTGATCCTGATGTAGATGATCCGTATGGCCGGAGTCCAATCCTTCCGGTACTTCAGATCATCTTTTTTCAAGTTGAGGTTCTGAAAGATTTGAAGCAGGTAGCGCATCACCAAGGGCATGCACGGTTTGACGTTTCGGTAATGGAAGAATCCATATTGAACAACATTCCTCCGCAGATTGCCAGTCAAGGTGGACATGGCCGGTGGCACACAGGGCAGGAGCATGGACGGCACAGCATTGATCAATATCATCAATCAACAGGTAACCACAGCGCTCAAACAGTTGCCCGTCCTGCTCGGTCACAATGACACGGTTACGGAAACACATGGCACTGTGCAATATCAAATCTTTGTTGCCGGTGTTGAAAGCATTCGGCGCGGTGTAAAACGGATGCTGGAACGTGCCTACAACCTCGCCCTACAAGTGCAGGGTTCGCAGAGCACCGCGAAGCTGACATTCAATGAAATTCGCGTCACAGATCGTTTGCAGGATGCACAGGCTGAACAGCAAGAAACAAATACATTGATCACACAAGTCAATCAAGGGTGGATTGATAACGATGAAGCAGCTAACCAGGCAGTCGGCCATGATGCAGTCGGGGAACCGAAAGCAGCAGATATTTCGAACTTGTTGCGCTCCATGCCCATTGAACAGAGGGCAGAATCAAAAAAATCTAAGACGGGGAAAGGGGGTGATGACTTTGTTAAGGAACTAGAGACCGGGATGCGGACGATCTGGCTAAACTCACAACGAGCGCGTCAGAAGCGTTTGACAAGCAGTTATCCGATCAACTAGCAACTTATCAAAGTCGCATCAAGAAGTCCGGCACGCCGCCGACGCGCGTCTTAATGGCATGCGTTCGTGCGGACAAGAAAAACTCCGGCATACCGTCTGAATTTATCCGGTGGGTTAAGGTTCATATCTTGAATGATTCGCCTAAGCGCCTTCGAGCGGAATTAGGGATCGACTAAATGGCGCCAAATAAGGCATTTTTATTTTGCTCTGAGAGGAAGTGAAAAGGATGGCATTTATCAATGATTATTTTAAAATTCTCCCAGTACAACATTTAATTAAATACTGGTTCATTTGTTTGGCAATTATTATTGTGCTCTTTTTGTCCCTTTTTCTCAGCAATAAAAAAAGCCAACGTATATGTTGGCTTAAAAGAAAAGGCAATAATCTATGAATTCTTTTCCAAAACTGCTTAGTTCTACAATCTCACTTAGTGTGTTATCAATACCACCGCCAACTGCAAAATGGCCGGTAAACACTTTTATAAAACCATAGTTTCTAAGTTTTCCAAAGGAACCAACAATAAGGTATTGATCAACATCTTGTTTGTTTATTGAGCTTATTTGTATAGGCTGATTATGGTGTTGAAGAAGACCCAGTAGATCAATTTCAAGAAGACTCATATCAGATAAGCAATCAAGAAAAAACTTTCTTTTGTCAAAAGACTGATCAGTAGTTGGGGATGATAATGAATTCATAAAAAATTTTTTGAAGTATTGACGCTTGCGGTCTAAATGTTCCTGCTCAATTTTATCATTTAATTCTTCAATTAAATGAGCTAGAGCTTCGGGATTGTGGCTCTCTATAGACAATGGTGTTATTCGTTGTTGTTCCATTTGTTGAGCAAGCTCTCGGTAAAACGATTCAATACGCTTGAAACGCTTCTCTTGCTTTGTCCCAAAATAAAGCGAAGCAAGAGATCCTCCGACTGTTGGTACAAGTTGCAAGCCAGCTTCTATGGCAAGTTCAACTTTATCTTTCCAGTTCAATTTATCGTCCATTTTCATTCGCCTCCTTTCTAGTGGAATACATTTCCATTCTAGCAGGATAGGCGATTTTTACTATACAAAATTTTAGGAGGAATCACTCATGGATTTTCTAATTCAAACGTACAATTTCAACCGACTTGTAGAACAAACAACCGGTGACTATGACTCTGTCAATCTCAGCGTGATCACCACATCGTCTACGACCTTGTATTTCAATAAAACAGTTCAGATCTCAAAAGCTGAATGGGAAGCAGCGCGTATATCTGATAGTGCTCTGTCCGACCTAATCAAGTCAAAAGCCATCGCATCAATGAATGACGAGGCGCTAGTGATTGCGTTCGGTCCGGTTAACGAAAACAGCACAACTGGTAAAGCCAACATTAATTTCAATACCAGCGGCACGGACTTTAACTTTAATAGCTATGTCCAGACAACAATCGAAGCATGGCGCGCAGCTCGTGTTTCGGACGAACAGATTTCTGCGCTGATTAAACAGGCAGTAATTGATCAGTTGAACGGGGCGACACAAGCATAATAGGGCGGTGAGGGGATGCAACACAATACAGATACATTATGGACAGCAGTACTCGGCGGCGCCTATTCGGCAGCCGTGGTTAAAGTATCGGATAGCACTAGCTATCTTGATTCGACCGCAAGTGTTAATATAGCTAACGCTCATGCGGCAGGGCTTAAGGTCCATGCATACCACTTCGCACGGTTGACCTCAACGGCAGATGCGAAGGCAGAAGCAGCATTGTTTGCAGCATGCCTGAAAAACGTTGGTTTTAAATCAAGTTATGGCATTGTTGTGGCTGATGTAGAATTGGCAACCGCAAGCCGATCGGCACTGACAAGTTACACAAACACGTTTCTGCAGGCTATGCGTGACAAAGGATACAAGGTCGATCTTTACACCGGATCCAGCTTTTATAAATCGCATTTGGATGCGGATAAGCTGACTGTAAAAGATCCGTGGCTCGCTCGCTATAACAACGGATCAGCAGAGCCTAACTGGAAAAAAGGCAAGAAAGGTGCTTGGCAGTGGACCAGTTCAGAGCGGATTAACAATCGAAACTTCGATGTCAGTCAGGATTTTGCAGGCAAGTACACGAAGTCAGCGAACAAATCAGTCGGCAAAATCAAATCTATCAGTCTCGTAAACTACCTTAAGAGTAAGGGACAGCCATGGTCTTATTCCGCACGCAAGAAGTTAGCAAAAGAGTATGGAATTACGAATTACACCGGTACTGCTGCGCAGAACTTGGCACTTGTCGCCAAGTTGAAAGCAGGCATCAAGCCAGCCAAACAGCCCGTTATCAAGCAGCGGAATGCAGCACAGTATCTTTCTAAGTCCACAAAGAAAATTACGACCAAACGCAAGGTTTATCTTTACTGGACAACGCATCTTTTTGGCAAGAACAGGGTTGCTGGATTCAAAAAGGGAACTGTATTAACGATCACAGGATACAAGCTCTCAGCGACTGGACTGCTTCGGTTTAAGACTAAAAGTGGATTCTATATCATGGCTAATAAAGATTATGTCAAAGTCTATTCGATCGCTAAAAAGACGGTGAAAAAGACAGCAAAGAAACCTTACGTTGTGATAAGCGGCGACTCACTGTGGAGCATCGCGCACGATAAAAAGACGACTGTCACGCATTTAAAAGTGCTAAATAAGCTCAAATCAAATTTCATTTATCCTGGACAAAAAATCAAATACTAATCGTCTGATTTTCGTACGATTATCGGACGATTTAAAGGTGCGATTCATTATGGAAAAACTAATTGAAGATGTGTTGATTGATGTACTGCAGCTGTTGGGCGTTGGTGTACTCTCGCTCATCAGCTATTTTATTTACCACTCAGCCACACTGAAAAAGCTTGAAAAGTATGTGTTGGCGATCGAAAAGCAAACGCCTGTATTGGACAAGATTGTTGGCAAGATCAAAAGCGATGCCCAGGCACTACTGGATAACGAGGAAACCAAGACGGCCATTGAAACATCTGTAGCCAAGCTGCTGCAACAGAAAGGTTTGCCTGTTACTCAAGAGAATGTAGCTAAAGTGATCGAAGCATTAGAAGGAGATACAAAGCAAGAAGCGGATCCGGTTAAGAAAACTGTTCCTGCACAGAAAGCTTGACATAATGATTCACCGCCCGGGTGACCGGGTGTACATATAAGTTCAAAAAAGTTAAAAAGTGACGAAATATATAGTGAGCAGTATCTACTATAAAAATATTTCAATAATGTTACAAGAAAACTACATCTTTGCAGGATTTTCTGCTGTTCAAAACGAGTGTAGTATTGTATCATAACTAACAGAGCTACAAAATCAATAAAATTTTTCTGATGTCGTTATTTTATTCGTTTTAAGGGCATAAATACTTAGGGATAGATAAATTTATGAGTGATAGCGAAATCGAATTTACTGCATATCATGGAACAGACAAGTCACAGTTGCGTCGCTTAATTGGCAATCGTGTGCTTCCAAAGCCAGATTGTAATATAGGTGATTTAGGAAAAGGCTTGTATGGTTTCATTGATGATAGAGATCTTGCATTAGCATATGCAGAAAGGATGAAAATTAATCATCAGATTGTTCATCCGACAGTTATTGAATTTAATTTTAAATGCAAGCAAGAAGAAATTATTGATTTTGATACACCAGAGAACCTTCAACAATTTCTCGAAGCAAAAGAAATATTTCGAGAATTCGCTAAAGATTTTTTACTTAAAAGTAGATCAAAAAGAATTTGTATCGATGGAATAATTATTGAACGTATGTTAAAGCACAACAAAGGCAAAATAATCAAAGCAGTAACGAGGAGCACATTTACTCCAACAAGAGAAGACTATATCTGTTTGAATGGTCGACTTGTTCCGCTAATATCTAATTATCCCAACGGAAAAGAATTATGCGTAAGAGTACAAAATCCTGTCAAAACAAGGAGATGTGACTGATGGGTATTTTAAATATAGATTTTGATGCATACAAAAAATCATTAACTCCAGAAAGTATAATTTCTTTATTTGCCCAAATAGGTGTAGAAGCAGTGAAAAAAGAAAGTGTTGGATTTTCTTCAGAAGACAATGAGGTTGGATCATTAAGGAAAAAAGTGAAAATTTCATTGAGCAAAGAAGAGGCCGAAATGTATCAAGAGGAACATATTTTTGGGAATGATGAGATCAACTTAGATCGAACAAGAATTAATGGTCGGTTAGTGCATGTCAACCCAATTCAGAATAACAAAATTGGTGAATTATCAAGTTCAAATGATTTTGGAGAATTAAAAACTAATTTGCAACAAACAGTTGTTGTTACAGATCGAGCCCTAGGAGTAGCCGCTTAATGTTACATTTTGACAAAGTTTTAATCAAAGATACAGAATTTCACATTAACGAACAAGTCCCATTTTCTAAATGGTTAGATGATAAAAGTGAAATTACCATTGAACCAGCAGTTCAAAAAGGGAAAAAAGACACCAACAAAGGTAGAGCACTTATTAATTTCAAAATCGGAGAAAAAAATAATAAGGAAGAACCCAAACCATTTTATATTAAAATCACCGTTGTAGGTTACTTTACTTGTGAGGAGAAAGTAGATATTGTTGAAAAATATGGACTTAACATGGTAAACGTTTTGCTTCCATATGGAAGAACATATATCAGCAGTTTAACTGGCCTTGCAGGATACCAAAATATATTAATACAACCTGTTAATGTTTACGATTTATTTAGGAAAAAAGATGAAGACAGCAAAGAAGACAGAGCCTAGATATATAGAGGCTACTGAAAAAAATTGACGGTATTAAAAAGGAGTAAAACATTTGTATATAGCAAATGTTTTACTCCTTTTATTTTCTAAATAATGATAAAAGTCATCATTTTATAAGTGCTTTGTCAGCAATCTCAGATACCGAGGACTCTTTTGTGTCATAAAATCATTTCCGTTATCTTGAAGGACCACCTTAACAAAAAAATCCACTCATGCATCAAAGAAATAGAAGTCATAATCTGGAAATTTTGTGATTATTTATTTTTAAAAGCATGTTATTTCGAATTAGAATTATTTCAGTTTCGACCAATACATCCGTGCGTACTGTTTTTCTCGCCGGCAGATCCGAATTTTTTCAAAAGATCGCGTCTTTTCTTCGATCCGAGTAATTCCTGCTTGATCTCCGGATCGTGGACAAAATAAACAGAGTGATCGTTTGCTTTAAGTGTACCGGCCCAATCAAACGTGAGATGCTACATCTCTTCAGATTCAAAAACAATATTCGCAATTTCCCATTCAGTTAATAAGCCAAGTTCTAGGACTTCATTCAAAGTGTATTCATATTGTTTTAACATTTAAATCGCCTCCTATATTTTAAGTAGGAAGCAGGATAGAAAAATGGTTAGGTACTCATAATACTGGAGAGTGAAAAGTTCTGTGTAAATAAAACAAAAGGATAACCCTTAAATGGGATTTTATGGTATCCTCTAATTCACCACAAATAGAGAGGAAAAATCGCCAAGGGTTATCGTTCTTCTAGTTTATCCTGTTCCTTCGCGATTGACTAGTGCCATGTTAAAATTTATCGATTCTATACTTCTGTTATTCCGTTCTTGTTTCCATAGATTCGCCGCATTCAAATGGTTTGTTGTGATCATTACCGGTTTGATGATTCGCTCCGATTCTCTTGGGGTCACTTCCGTGATTCGTGACTTGACCCTCAATCCTAGAGGTTATGAATCGATGATTCATTTTTTTCGCTCCTCTGCTTGGTCACTGGATGATTTACGTCAGAAATGGCTGCACATTGTGCTCCAGTTTGCGCCACTTAAGCGTGAAGGAGAAGCCGTGATTCTCGTTGGCGATGGGGTCAAACAGGCGAAAGAAGCGCGACACATGCCGGGCGTAAAGAAGCTTTATCAAGAGTCCGAGGATGTGTCCAAATCTGCTTTCATCTTTGGTCATCTCTGGGGCGCCGTCGGCGTCCTGATGGGAACCACAGGCAAAGTCCTTTGCCTACCTCTATTCCTTAACCTTCAAGACGGGGTCAAAAGCATCTTTAGCTGGGAGGACGGTCACAAAGCGTGTGACGATTCGCATGTGGTTCAGATGATCGATCAAGGCTATGCCGCAGCTAAAGTTCTGGGGCATGCGCTGTTTCTCCTTGATCGTTATTTTTTATCGGTGCCGGCGCTTCAACGACTCGATCTGCGGAATCAGGAAGGGACGGTGAAACTGGATCTGGTAACCCGAGCCAAAGCTTCCGCAGCGGCCTATGAGTATCCCGTTCAAACGGGGCGAAGGGGGCGGCCAAGAAAGAAAGGGGCGAAGGTCAAGCTGAACACCCTGTTTGCTTCCCGAAGCGACGCGTTTCAGGCGGTCACACTTCCGTTGTATGGTAAAGAAGAACCCGTGTCGTATCTCTGTCGGGATCTGCTTTGGGGTACGGGGATGTATCACGAACTGCGCTTTGTACTGGTTAAGATGTGCGGGCGGCAGGACATTCTGGTAAGCACGGATCTGACCTTGTCTCCCGAAGCGATCATACGTCTCTATGCTCGGCGTTTTACCATCGAAACCACCTTTCGGACAATGAAACAGTCCTTGGGAGCCTTCACGTATCATTTTTGGAGTCGATCCATGCCGAAACTGAAACGTTACCTTAAAAAGGATGAATCTCAGCCGGTGGATCAGGTGGTCGACCGGAACGCCCGGAAACAAATCCTACAAGCGGTGAACGCCATGGAAGGATACATGATGTGCAGTTGTATCGCGCTGGGACTTCTTCAGATGGTGGCCTTACGCTACTCAAAGAGAGTGCCACAACTGTTTTTTCGTTATTTGCGCACGCCATCGAAAGGTATTGTCTCTGAAGCGACCGTTATGGTCTATTTGCGCCGTTCGATTTTTTGCCTGTTTGCCCGAAACCCACGTTTAACCATAACGCAAATAATTCGAGAAAAGCAGGAAACACCTGAAGTACAGGACGAATTACGAATTTCTTAG